GTGAAAGGCAGAAATTCTGCAAAGTCATCACCACCAACGGCAATAACTGATCTGTCCCATACATCATCATCTTTACTGGGATCAAAACTTTCTGCATAGATAATGGGCATATCTTTTTCAGTTGCAAAAGCCTTCATCAAATAAATACCTTCATCTTTTACAAACCAAAGACCTTTTTCTTTTGTGGTCTTATTCGTGTAAGGCTTTTTGAAGGATGTTGCTTTTAAAGTTTGCGAAGCGAGGATCTTTAGATCCTCGCTTGATTTAAATTTTAAATTAGTCATTACGGATATGGATCCTTATACTTGTTCATGGCATCATGGACAAGATCAACGGCATATCTACGATGACCACCTATGTTCCATTCTTTAATATCTTTAACTTCTAGTCCCTTTTCTTCACCACAATATCTTTTACCATTTTTCCAATTGTAAATGGTGACGACTTCGTGGTTGTCATTGGTTCTAGTGCCTTCAATAAAAGTTAATTTCCATTCAACTTCTATTTTAGTTTCCATACCACCTTCAACCGTAGGTTTACCGAAAGCACCAACTAAATCATCATAAGAACACTCAATGTATCCTTGAAGACAAGTCCCCTCTGTATTTGTATTACCGTTTTGTATTATCATTGTTGTTATTTCCTTTCGTACTATAATCTAGCATAATGTGGGATTAAATGTCAAACATAAATTTATTTTTTCTGTGGATAACTCGTCATAAATTATTACTGCTTGTGGCTTGTGGGCCCACCCTCCCAAAAAAAAAATAAAAAAACCAACCAGAACTTTTCCTGGTTGGTTTAATTTTTACTTTTTCTTTTTTCTTTTTCTTTTCTTTGCTGCTCTTCTTATTTTAGCTGCACCTGACTTGCCCTGTTTTTCAAACTTTGCAGGCTTTTTATAAAGACTCCTTTTCATTTTTTATTCCTTTCTATCTGCTGCCACACAAAAAAGTATTAGTAAAAAAATTTCTAGCCCAAACAGGGCTAGAAAGAAAATTAAAAATAAAGTTTCCATTAATGTTTCACTAGACTTTCTAATTCTTTTGGTAGATATCCAATTATCTCTTTTATATCTTTTGCAGTTCGATAATCTTTTTTATCCATATCCCAATAAGTAAAACATAGTTCGCCTTTCATTGATGTAAATACTCGGCATTTATCATCTTGCCAAATACCCATTCTTTTAATTACCTTGCCATGCTTTTTAGCAAAATAACTTATTTCAAAGCCTAGATAGTTTTTTAGTTTTTCAATATCTTTCTCCGTCATCTTTATCCTTTCTTGTGGGATATTCTAACAAAGAATATCCCACATTGTTAGTTTTATTTTTTAGACATAACAGTATCAAAAGCCACTTTTACTGCGTCTTTAGCAACTTTAAATATTGTCTGTTCATACCTAACTTTCATTCTTTCCATAGCCTCTTCGAATTCTTTGTAGGCTATTCTGTTTGCTCTTTGTTTACCTGTTAAACAACCAAGAGCGAAAACACTTTCAACCAACATTTCTAAGTAATTCGTATTAGTCCATTCTGGTTGATTTTGATTTTCGTCTTGTATAAATGCATGAGCATCTCTGACTTTTTGTTTATCTTCAGAAGTTAATTTGCCATTAACACACGCATGTATTATTTTACACATTTGAGAAATGCTTTGCATTTCCCCTGCCGTGATTGGTGAGTTACTCTCATCAATATTATTTTTATCTTTTTCCATCTTATTAATTTTCCTTTCTGACTAAAAGTCTACCACAATATCCCATTATTTGTAAATAAAAAAATGGTTATATTTTATTACTCCAGGTTTTTTCTGTGGATAACTCGCATGTGTTTTTTGGGCCCACCCACCCATTAGCTGCTCGTGAACTATGGGCCCACCCACCCAAGGGGTCCCAAACCCAGGACAAAATTGGCTTGAAAATTATGGGCCCACCCACCCAAATTAGAAAATATGTAACTACATATACGTATGTATATGTTGAATTTGTATACTTTATGGTGTTAAAATCATTTTGAAATAATGCAAGTAGAAGGTTTAGACATAGACATCAACAAATTACCGGTTGAAGCGAAGAAAGAGTTCTTACGCTATAAAATAAAATTAGAAGAAAAAAGAAAAGAATCTGCAATCAAGAACGACTTCATGTCATTCGTTAAGTATGTGTGGCCTGACTTTATAGAGGGGTCCCACCACAAGATAATGTCTGAGAAGTTTAACAAGGTGGCCACGGGCGATTTGAAAAGAATTGTGATCAATATGGCACCGCGACATACAAAATCAGAATTTGCATCTTACCTCCTGCCGTCATGGATGATTGGTAAAAATCCAAAACTAAAAATTATTCAAGCGACCCACACAACGGAACTCGCGGTCCGCTTTGGACGAAAAGCGAAAAACTTAATTGACTCACAAGAGTATCAAAAAATTTTTCAAACCAAACTGAGAGAGGATTCCAAAGCCGCGGGCCGATGGGAGACAAACGAGGGTGGCGAATATTTTGCGGCTGGTGTTGGAGGAAGCATCACGGGCCGCGGTGCGGATTTATTAATCATCGATGACCCACACTCAGAACAAGACGCGTTGAATACGAATGCGTTGGAGAGGACTTGGGAATGGTACACCTCAGGTCCTCGTCAGCGTTTACAGCCAGGTGGTATTATTGTCGTGGTCATGACTAGATGGAACACAAAAGATTTAACAGGAAGATTAATCAATGCTCAAAAAGAAACCAAAGCAGATCAGTGGGAGGTGATTGAGTTTCCGGCGATACTGCCAAACGACAAACCGTTGTGGCCGGAGTATTGGAAGTTAGAAGAGTTAGAAGGTGTCAAAGCAGGTTTGCCTATCGGTAAATGGAATGCACAGTATCAACAAAACCCGACAGCTGAAGAGGGAAGTATCATTAAACGAGAATGGTGGAACTTATGGGACAAGGACCTCCCTCCGCTTCATCACGTGATACAATCCTATGATACTGCTTTTTTGAAAAAAGAAACTGCAGATTATTCGGCGATCACAACCTGGGGTGTGTTTTATCCGACCGAGGACAGCGGACCGAATCTTATCTTGTTGGATGTCGTCAAAGATAGATTTGAGTTTCCTGAGTTGAGGCGCGTGGCCCTCGAACAGTATAACTACTGGAAACCCGAGAGTGTCATTGTGGAGGGTAAAGCGAGTGGTATGCCTTTGACTTTTGAATTGCGTAAACAAGGAATACCCGTTATAAATTATACACCGAGTCGTGGTAATGATAAGCACGCTCGAGTTAACGCCGTGGCACCTTTATTTGAGTCAGGGCAGGTATGGGCAACCGACGATAAATTTGCAGAAGAAGTTATCGAAGAGTGCGCAGCTTTTCCTTATGGTGATCACGACGATTTGGTAGATAGTATGACACAAGCAGTAATGAGATTTAGACAAGGAGGATTTATTGAACACCCTGAAGATGAACAAGACAGTCCTCTACCGCAACAACGAAGAGTGTACTACTAATGGGTAGTAAAACTAAATTTGATCCGGGTCGTCGTGATTTTTTAAAAAAGACCACCAGAGGTATCGCAGGCGCTGCAGCGGCGACAGCCTTTCCAGGCGGCACAGGTGGTGGTATTATGGAGACGGAGGCTGCCAAACAAATTACAAATGCCCCTTACAATTATAATCCACTGTTAGACATCATAAAATCAAAAGGAACTTTTTCATCGAAAGACGGACTTGATGTTTACGAGCTTGGTAAATTTAAATACGAAGAATACAATCCTGGTTACGAGGAAGTAACAAGTGGCGGGCTCAACATGCCAGAAGGTCAAGGTAAACTAACTATCACAGAACAGGCAATGGGTAGTTATACAACACCTGATGGTGAAAGTGAACTGTTTGACTATGAGATACCTTCTTATGAAATAGACTTTAATCCTCAAGTTATTGGAGAACCCACAGAACCCGGAGAACCAACTTTTATAGATCAAGAAAAGTCAATAGATTTTACAAAAGATTTTTATTATTCTAGTTCCGGTCCGGAAGATGCTGGTGATTTAGAAGCAGACTTTTTTGACCCAGGTGAGATACCTAAAGAGGATGTAAAGGTTTTCGATGACTACCTTAAAGAGGCACTTAACTTACCTCCTGAAAGAGGGTCTAGAGAATTTGAAGACAATCAACGTAAAAAAGAAAATCAAAAACTAATTGAAAAAGACAAAAAGCTCCCTGCTAAAAAAGAAGGACTCAACCTGAGAGGCTTGGTGAAAGGATTATCCAAAAGACTACCACCAGCTAGAGTTATAAATGTCTTGCAATTATTATCACAAGGATTAGATTTATACGAAGCTATAAACCAGGCAATGGGATTACCTTCAAAAGAGGAGTTCGATCAGGTTGTCAAAGATATGCAGGAAAGTGAATTTGCTAACGGAGGCATAGCAACATTAGGAGTTTAGATGGGCAGTAGAACAAGATCAGGAATATCACCAGGAGAATCAAGAGCGATAACAGGAGCTGCTGTAGGTCCTGGATCTATTTCTGGTTTATCAAGAAAAGATGCAAATGAAGTTTTAAGTAGAGCAGAAAAATTAAGAGGAGATAATTTTACTCCTGAAACAGTGAGAATAGCTTCTGAGTTTTTGGGTCTTCCTGATAGAAGTAGACCTGGTTTAAGAAGATTTGCATTACCTCCATCGGTGAGAGATAAAGATCTTTTAACAGAGCAATTTATAGAAAACATAGAAAAAATTAATGCACCTCCGTCAATGACAATTTCACAAACACCAAACACACTACCTCCAGGACTTGAGATTTTTCCAAATTTACCAAACACACCACCTCCAGGACTTGAACCACAACAAATTTTTCCTAACACACCGTTTCCCGGCACGGTAATACCTGAACCTCCAAAAGAAGGAAGACTTACTCCCAGAACAGAAACACCTCTTTTCTTTGGAGTGGGTGAAGGATTACAAGGCATCATCATAAGACAATTATTAGAAAAAGGATTGTTATAAATGGGTAGTAAAACAGCAGCAGCAAACAGACAAAGACAACGAGAAGATAACACTGCGCAGTTGATGGAGAACATCATGACAGGTGGTGAAATTTCAAAAGCAAGAGAAGCAGAATTACAAAGAGCTGCTAACGCTGGAAGAGGTGTAACTTTTTTACCAGGCTCTCCTACAGTTCAAGGTTTAACACAAGGAGACGGTCAACCAGTTTTTAGAACAGGCACAACAGCACAAGACTTTACAGGACGTATTGTTGCAAATGAACCTACGCTCGGTGAAGTAGGTGGAGATATAATCAGAGGACTTTTTGGCGGTCAAGCAGAAAGACCTTTCTTCACATCTCCTGACGCACCCCCTGGAAGAGAGACAGGTTTAGACTTTGCAAACATGGTCCCAGCACCACAGAGAACACAGGGTATTATTCCTGCCATAGTAAACACAGGTGGCGTTGGTGGTCTTATTTTAAAAGCCCTTAGAGATTTAATTCCTGGTCAAGGCAATCGAACTACAACCACACCCATGCCGTCAGGTTTTACAACTGACCAAGCATATTTTATTCCTCAAGACGCATTAGCTCAAGGACTTCAAAGAGAACCTTTAGTTGGGATCATAGAGAGAAACAGATTAAAACAATTAATAGAAAGCGACAACGCTCCAGGATCAGAGGGCCTAGATGTAGACACCATGTCTGATAACGAAGTGTTACTTAGACTTCGTTCTTATGAAGAGAATCTAGCAGGCGGCGGTCGTGTTGGGTTTAAAGTTGGTGGAAATGTTATGAGTTTATTCACAGGCTCCGATGGAAGTTTTGATAGAAGCATGTTTGACGCAATGTATGACGAATATTTAGAAGACAATAGAGGAAAAGGTTTGTATGAATTTGCTTTGGATTTTTTAGGCGCTGCTGGATCTTTCGGTGACAATTATAAAAGCGGTGGACTGATTCCACCAGAAAGCGGTCCACAATCAGAAGGCATTGAGTCTTTATTCAAAAACAAGTAAGGATATTAAATGGCAGTAATAGATAAAGCGTTACCTAATTCAAAAAGAACAACAATAGAGTTACCTGATCAAAAAGATATACAAGAAGCTCTAGTTCAAGAAATAAACAGAGAGCAAAAACAACCAGAGGAAGTAGAAGTAATTGAAACAGAAGAGGGTGGAGCAGAGATTTCTTTTGACCCTTCTCAGGCTATGGCCGAAGGCAGTCAAAATCACTTTGCAAATTTAGCAGAATATTTAGAAGACGATGTATTGGGACCATTGGGCAGTGAGCTCAAAGGTATGTTTTTAGATTACAAATCCTCTAGAAAAGATTGGGAGGA